GGAGAGCGCTCGCTAGTTTTGTGTGAGCAATAAAATTCCCATTTCCCTATAATGAAACCAAAGAACACCCCCAAGAGGGGCAAGGGTCGCCCGCGCAATCCGGTGACGGATCGCATTGCCGACGAGCTTGCTGTGACGAAGCGGCAGGCTCGAAACCTCGCCGCCGAGTCTGAGACGACCGGCCTTCCCGTGGAAGACATGAAGGCGGCGAGGCTGAGGAAGCTCAAGCTCGAGGGCGACCGCATCGAATACCTGCTTGAGGTCACGAAGGGAAAACACATTGCGAAAGAGAAAGTAGAGGAAGAAATGATCGCCCTCGGCATGGCCGTGAAGGCGCAACTCCTCTCGTGGGTGGGCGCATTGCCTGGCAGACTCGAAGGGCTATCGGCGGCGCAGATGGTCCCGATCCTCGAAGACGAAATCAACCGCATCCTCAAAACCCTCGCCGACCAATGATTGCGGAATTCTTCAAACTCGGAGTCAACCCCGGCGAGCGACTGAGTCCGGTGCAATGGATGGCCCGCCATGTCGTCGTCCCGCATTCCGCGCGGAATACGCAATTCGATTCCACGACAGCGCAATGGATGAACGAGCCCATCGAGGAAATCGCCAAAGACACCAACGACGAGATCATCATTTGCGCGCCTGTCGGCAGTGGAAAGACAACGCTTTTCGAGGCGCTTCTGGCGTGGATCATCAGCGAGAACCCCGGCCCGACATTGGTGACCGGCCAGACGGACAAGACCGCCAAGCAGTGGGCCGAGTCGCGCCTAGGGCCGATGCTCGAAGCCATCCCCTCGGTCGCCAAGCTCTTCCCGAAAGACCGGCACCAAAAGCGCAAGACGGAAATCCTCTTTCCCCACATGCCACTCTTCATCGGCGGGGCCAACCTCACCAGCCTCCAGGAGAAATCCATCCGGTGGGCCATCGCCGACGAGGTCTGGCGCTGGAAGCGCGGCATGCTCGAGGAATTCCGCCGGCGCACCCACGACCGATGGAACGCCCGCCGCATCCTCGTCTCGCAAGGCGGCGAGGAAGGCGACGACTTCCACGACGCGGAAGACCTCTGCGAAAAGCGCGAATTCTCCTGGCAATGCCTATGCGGCGAAGTCCACCCGTGGGATTTCAAAAACATCGCCTTCGACCGCGAGACCGATGCCAATGGCGCCATGCTCTGGGACCGTGTCGCCAAGAGCGCCCGCCTCGTCTGCCCCACCTGCTCGCACGAATACATGGACGACCCCCGCATCCGCCGCGCCCTCTCCTCCGGCTCCCGCTACACCGTCACCTCGCACGGCGCGCCCGGCCGCATCGCCTTCCACTACGATGCCAGTGCCGTCTGGTGGATTCCGTGGGGATCGCTCGCCGTCGAGTGGGTCAAAGCCGACCTCGACCGCAAGGCCGGAGACACCGAGGCGATGAAACAATTCATCCAAAAGCGCAACGCCCGCCGGTGGACCGTCCAAGGCACCGGAGCCACCAGCGCCGAGGTGCTCGCCTGTCGCAAAGACTACCTTCGAGGAGCCTGCCCCATCGAGCCCGTCGCCATCACCCTGTCAGCGGATGTCGGCCAAGACACCTCGCACTGGACGACCATGGCCTTTTCGGAAAACGGAGACTCCTATGTGCTCGACTACGGCACCGTCACCGGCATCGACGACATGATCCAGATCGCGCAGTCGCAGAAATTCAAAACGCCCGACGGCAGGGAAGTCACCCCCATCGGCGGCCTCCTTGATTCGGGCTTTAACGCCAACGCCGTCTACCGCGCCTGCTATCTCTCGGGGAATTTCTTTTTCCCCGCCAAAGGCTCCGGCGCGAATTTCGGCAGCATCTCTGAAAGCGTGCTGAAGGAATACCCCACCATGCCCCTCTACACCGTCAATGAATTCGCCTCGAAAGTCTCCCTCTTCATCGACCGCATCGCCAAGCGGAAATCCCCCTTTCTATTTTTCCCCAAAGACTCCGGCGAAGAATTCCTATCCGCCTTCATGGGGCAAAAAATCATCGTCAGCAAAAAAGGCCGCAAAGAATGGCGATCGGTCGCAGGCGACCACTTCGCCGACTCCGTTCGCCTCAACTACGCCTGCGCCCAACAACTCCGCAAAGCCGGAGCCATCGAATTCAAATGAAAAAATCCCAACTTTGGAAAATCTATGTGGCAAAGAATCCCGCATTCGAGCGCGATGGCAATGTTACTTTGTCAACGCGCGGCCTCCGCAAGATGTTCGACCAAACATGGGACTTGGCCATTCACGAAGGCGAAGAGGAACACGAGCCGACCCCTCAGCCAGAGAACCCCGCCGCCGTTGCAGACCTTATGAAAATCTTCGGGATGTCCTAACCATTCCCCGAACTTTTCCCCGAACTTTTCCCCGAACCCGCCCGCCGAGCTAGGTTTTAAGCGGCTCCGCAAGCCTCCAAAATTATTTTCACTTTCTTGAAAAAAAGTTGTTGACGAGAAATCAAGTTGGTGAGATTGTCATCTCAGATCGAAGCCACCACGGCAGAGACAAAAACCAAAAACCAAAACAAAAAAATGAACTCCAAAATTGCTCAATCCCTCACTGCAAAATTCGCCGCTCAAGGATTCGCCGGAAAAGAATTAACCCTTCGCGTTCTCGCTGCCGGTTACTTCATGGCAGTTGCGGCCGGAAATGAAACCGCCGCTCAGCACTTCGCCGCTCGGCATCAGGAAGAGGAGGCAAAATGAGCTTTAGAGACTTGGCATTTTATGGGCTCGGATGTTTTTTTGGCCCAATTATATCTCCGCTTTCCATGTTTTTAATTGAGCGAATAATTCGCGCACTCTCTGCAATCCTCGCCTAACCCCACACAGCGCGTTTTCGATTCCAGCGCAACTTTAAGCAAATGAAAAAGCCAACCACCCACGGCGGCCCGCGCAAAGGCGCCGGCCGCAAAACCGGAAGCAAAAACAAAAACGCCAAAGGCCGAACGGCCATCACCAGATCCGTCTCCATGCAACCGGAGTCTTGGCAAAAGCTCGACCGCGACCGAGGCGACCAGTCACGCGGGAAATACATCGAGTCGAAACTATAAACCGCCAGATTTTTATCATGTCGCCAAGCACGCGATAAACAAAAGCCGTTTCCTTAACACGATGTCGGAAAAACACCCCCGAATTTCCGACAAAACTATCCGCGCCGAGGTATAAATTCGGGCTATTCGCTCACGAGCATAACCCGAACAGCTTAAAATTTACGCCAAAGCTCAAGCGTGCCTTGAGTTTTACGGCAAAATCTAAACACCCCGCCGACGGATTTGCCAAATTCCGCAAATCCTCCCTCTGCGTCTCCGCGCCTCTGCGGGAGATCCCCCAGCGTTTGACTCCGCCCACACGGGCATGGAGTCCCTAAAACTTTCCGGCATTAAATCCTTCCTCCGCCGCACGAAGACCACGGCGGAGCTGGAAGCCCTCGCCGCGTCCACCTTTGCCAGCGCCACCGAGGAGGTCACGATCACCTCCATCGGCACCGAGGGAACATCCTCATCCGGCCAGGTCACGATGCCCAAGTGGCTCCTCCTCGAAGCCATCGAAGACCTCCTCGCTGAAGGCCCGAACGGACGCCAACTTTTCGCCATCGCCGACCGCTCCCGCTACGGCACCGCCGTTTGACACGCCCGCCTCGGCGTGCCGTCGAAAATCAAAAAATCAAGTTGGGGAGGAACCCGCGCTGGTGCTGGACGCCCGCGCAAGTTGGACGCAAAAGCCGCCGCCTTTGAAGCCGCTCAGCCCTCGCTGAATCGCGGCCTCATCTGGGTTCCGACCACCGACCCAAAGCGCGAACTCACCGCGCACACCCGACTTGAAATCCTCCGCCTCTCGCGCTGGCTATACAACAACGCCGCTCAGGCAACTTACATCGTTGAGCATTTGGCCCAGCGCGCCATCGGCACCGGCATCGTCGTCCAGCCCAAAACCTCGAACCTCGCGTGGAACAAAAAGGTCGATCAGTATTTTGAGGATCGGAACTGCGCCGAGGCGTGGGCATTCGATGCCGGCGCACAGGTCAATTTTTACACCGCGCAATCTCTCATCCTCCGCCAGGTCGCCATCGACGGCGATTTCTTCGCGCAATTTCTCAAGACCAAAGAAGGCGCGGCCCGCGTGCGCTTCATCGGCGGCGAGTCCATCGGCGGCTCGGCAGGCTACGGCAACCCGGACGACATGACGCACGACGGCGTGACGATGGACCGCTTCGGCGCGCCCGTCGCCTACACCGTCAACGCCGAAAACGGCACCCGTATTCCCGCCGAAGACATCCTCCATTTCCGCCACATTCGCCGCCACGCCCAGCCGCGTGGCGTTTCGTGGTTCCACTCCGCCGTCTCCAACCTCCGCGACATCTCCGAAATCAACGGATTCGTTAAGGGCGCGTATAAGGCCGGGGCGCAAATCGGCTACATGGTTACCAGCACCGAGGTCGCTAAGATCGGCCTCGGCGCTGGCTTGAAATCCACCACCAACGAAGTCGGCGACCTCCAAACCAGCGACCTCCCGAACGGCATCCTCCTTCCACGCCTCAAGCCAGGCGAAAAGCTCGAAGCGTTCAAGAACGACATTCCCGGCCAGACCTACGAAGCCGTCATGCGCGCCCTCCGCTCCGATGTCGCCTTCGCCGTCGGCCTCCCGCCCGAGGCCATGATGGTCAATGTCGGCCTCGCAGGCACCGAGCAACGCGCCGTTTTGGAGGTCACGCAGAATTTCCTCGAGCGTCTCCAGCAACAGGTCATCGATCAGTTTTGCCGACCCTTTTACAAGTATTGGCTCTGGCACGAAATGCAGGCCGGTCGCCTCGAATACCCCGGAGACGACTGGTGGCGCCACGAATGGCTCGCCCCGAAAAAGATCACGGTGGACAGCGGCCGCGACGCCCGCGCCTTCAGCGAGCAACTCGACAAAGGCCACCTCTCGCCGACCCGCTTCTACAACATGCAGGGACTCCGCGCCGAAGAGGAAGAGGAGGATGTCATCCAGACATACCTCCGACGCAAACAAAAATGCGAAGCCCTCGGCCTCGAGATTGAAGAGGTCTTCCCGAACAAGCTCCACACGCCCGACCACTCGCCGGTCGACGAATCCTCCCCGCAAGAAATCTCCACACCCACGCCACAGCCATGACCACACCCACATCCACCCCGAAATTTTATGCACTGGAACAAACCGGCAACAATGAAACCACCGTCACGCTCTACGACGAGATCGGTGCTTTCGGCGCAGGCTCAAAAGAGTTCCTTGCAGACCTCGGCAAGCTCTCAGGCCAACACATCCACCTCCGCATTAATTCTCCGGGCGGCAGCGTCATCGAAGGGACTGCCATTTACAACGCGCTCCGCAGGCACGAAGGAGGTCTGACCGTCCACATCGATGCGATGGCGGCATCCATGGCCAGCGTCATCGCCATGGCAGGCGCTCCCGTTTACATGGCCGACAACGCGCTCCTCATGATCCACAACCCGTGGACGGTCTCCATGGGCGAAAGCAAAGACCTCCGCAAAGAGGCCGACCTTCTCGACAAACTCAAGGTCAACCTCCGCAACGCGTATGTGCGCAAGACTGGCATCAACGCTGAAGAAATCGGCGCGATGATGGACGCCGAAACATGGCTCGATGCGGTCGAAGCCGTGGCCCTCGGATTTGCCGATGCCATCGAGGAAGGCGTTGCCGCTGCGGCAACCGCAACGCCGGAAATGCTGCGTGCTCGTTTTGACAAATTCGCAAAAGCAGCAACCAACATGAATCCCATAGAAGTCATCACCTACTCCGCCGAAGTTGCGGAACAAGCCGCCGAAGTCATCTCCGCCACCGTCGTGAGCGAATCCGCTCATGCCGAGCAACCAGCCGCCGAACCCGCTCCCGAAGTCGCAGCCGAACCCGCCGCGCAAGAAGTCCCAGAGCCAGCCGCTGAGGAAGTCGCAGAAGCTCCCGCCGCTCCCGCAGTGGAAGAGCCACAAGCCCGCCTTGCTGCCGCCGACAGCATCCTCGCCAAATACAACGCCCTTGTCGCAGAGCGCGACGCCGCCGTTGCCGGACTCAAAGAAGCCAGCGCCAAGATCGAATTCCTCCGCAGCGAACTCGCTCAAGACCGCGAAGACCTCGGCCGTTTGCAACGCTCCTTCGGTCTCTCCGCCGCTCGCGTCGTTCCCGAAATCGATCAGAGCGCGAACACCGCGAGCATCTACGACCAGTGGAAAAACGCCACCGGAGCCGAGAAGACCCGCATTTTCCGCGCGAACCGCAAAGCCCTCGAAGCCCACGCCAAGACTGCTGCGATTTGACACCCGACCAATCCACGAAACCCAAAACCTAACCCACCAAACCACCCACTCAAATGGCCACAACCATCAGCTCCGAACTCAAACTGAATGTCGTCCTCGACAGCGCGCTCGTCGCACTGCGTGAGGCGCTTCTTCCTCTCAACTCCTTCTCGACCGTTTACAACTCGGTTCCGTTGCAAGGCACCGACAAGATCAGCGTTCCGTTTTATCCTCTCGCCACTGACGCGACGAGCGACTTCAACGGCACTTATTCCTTCGGAGACACAAACGCCATCAACTCCCGCGAGATCACGGTCAACAAGCGCAAGTATCAGGCGCTCTCGTTCACCTCGAGCGAACTCGCCCGCCAGCCATATTTCAACCCCGAGCAACTCGGCTTCTTGAAAGGCCGCAAACTCGCCGAAGACATCCTCCGTGATGTCCTCTCCGTCGTCACCCTCGCCAACTACGGCGCGGCGATCCACACCGGCGCGGCCTCCGCGTTTGATTCGGACGACATGATCACCATCAAGACCGCGCTCGATCAAGCCAAGTGGCCAAAATCCAGCCGCGTGATGATCCTCGATAACGCCTACGAAGGCGCGCTCCTCAAGGATTCCGGCATCAAAAACGCCGCCGCAGTCGGCAGCGCATCCGCCATCCAAAACGGCCGCCTCCCACAGATCGCTGGCTTCGATGTCATCGGAACCAACCTCATCCCCGGCAATAGCCAAAACCTCGTTGGTATGGTCGCACTCCCCGAGGCGATCTTGGTCGCCTTCTCGCCCGTGCAGCCAAGCCCCGGCGTCCGCAATAACCTCACCGCCTACGAAGTGGCAGTCGATCCAGAGACCGGCCTCGCCATCGAGTATCGTAGCTGGGGCGACCCCGACACCGACACCGAGAAGAGCGTCATCGAAGTCAACTACGGCTTCGCCCTCGGCCACGGTGCCGCCCTCAAGCGTATCGTCAGCGCCTAAGCCTGATGCGCCTCGGCCTCACACTCAACCGCATCGGCAACGCTTGGCAGGTCACACACCTGCCGAGCGTCCCGCTCGCCGACCAACTCGCCGACTTCAAAGCCAAGCAAGTCGCCGGCGAGTTCACTGCCGACGAAACCCTCGTCGTCAGCCTCGGTGACACGCTCAAGCGCCACGCCAAAAAAGCCAACGCCCCCGTCGTCGCCACCGAGCCGGAAGAAGAGTCACCAAAGCCAAAGAAGAAATAACCCGCTACCCGCGCGATTCCCCGCGCCAGCCCGCAAACGCCTCGCCGTCTCACTCCGGCGGGGCGTTCTGCTTTTTGACACGCAGCGAGAATCGTGTCGCCTGAGCAAAAATCCCGCCTCGAAACCCTCGCCGCCTCGGCGCGCAATTCGCTCCTAGGGATTCCCGTAAAATTCCGCGCGCAAGACCTCCGCGCCTGCATCTCCCCCGTCGCCGTCTCGTTCGATCTTGAGTCCGGCGGCCTCCGCCAGGGCGGCGAGTTCACCGTCCGCTTTCAAGCCAGCGACCTCGAGAGCGCCCCACGCCGTGGCGAATCGATCCACTTCCACGGCCGCAGCTACCTCGTCCAGCAAGTCGGCGAATCGCTCAACAACCCCGCCGAGTTCACCGCCACCGTCAGCCCCGCCGGAGGTGGCCAATGAATTTAGAAGTCGAGACCTCCCTCGCCGCCTGGCTCCGCGCCACGCCCGCCTTTGACGGCATTCCCGTCCACACCGGCCAGAGCAGCGACCCCATCGCCAACGACCAGCCCGTCCTCATCGTCGGAGTCGAGTCCACCGAAGCCATCGTGCGCGGCCTCTACAAAGTCAGCGCCTCCATCGTGCTCGCCACCCCGAGCGTCGTCGAGGCCGCGCTTGATACCCACGCCGCCCTCGCCTCGTCGCTCAAAACCTCCCTCCTCGCCGCCGACCAACTCGCCGCCTCCTTCGCCGCGCCGCTCACCCTCGCCGGTGCCGACCTCCGCACATGGTCCGAGAGCCAGCAAGACGGCCGCTGGATCACCACCGCCGCTCTCACCCTCGGCCTCGTCGAGTCCGCGATTTGACACGCGCTCCTCTCCCGTAACCCGCAACCAAAACCAACCAAACCTTAAAAAATCATGGCCGCCACGCTTTACCGCAGCTCAGCAGTTTCGACAGCCACCTATGGCACACCAACCGTTTCCGGACTCATCTGCACCTCATTTTCTGTGAATGACACCGCCTCGCTTTCCGAGGTGAAGGACTCACAGGGTGGCGTGGTCGCGGTGGCAGTCTCCGAAGTCATCAAGGAAATCAGCATCGAGGGAATGCGCACCGGCTCATTCAGCGCCGATGTGGGCGACACGCTTTCGGTCACGATGCCCGCGAGCGTCACGCTTGGCGCTACGACCATCGTCACAGGACTCACAACGAACTTCGCCGCCGAGCAGTTCGAGACGGTCTCCCTGACCGCCCGCAGCTACGCGACAGCGATGACTGCCTAATTCCCCAACGCCGCCCGCCGGGGCAGTCGCCACGCGACTCCCCGGCAGGCCACCCCACGAGATATCACGATAAATGAAAGCCGTTTTCAGCACCCGCGACCTCAAGCTCGCCGCCATCTTGGCAACCCTCGGATTCGAGTTCGAAAACCCCGCCCGCCCCGCGACCCGCATCAAGCGCGAATCCGGCGACGAGAGCACCGTGTTCCACTTCCTCGCCGACTCACCGACCGGCCAGCGCGCCGATGATGTCATGCGCTCCTTCGCCAAAGGCGAGGAATTCGTCTCTGCCCAGCCCGACTCCCCCGTGTCCTACATGATGGCCGTGCTCAAAAACCGCGACGAGCTGGTCAGCGTCGTGAAGCAAACCCCCCGCCAGATCGTCTTCGAGCGAAACGGCAAAATCATTTCCATCTCCGAAAACGCCACGGCCGAGGACAAAGCCCGCTTCGCCAAATTCATCTAACCAAAAAACCAACGACACATGAAAAAAACGAAAGAAACCCAAGACCTCGAAACCGACGACGAAGCCCTCCGCGAAGCGGGAATGCGCGAAGGCACGCGCACATCCGGAAAATTCAAGCTCCGCCCCTGCGTGCCTGGCACGATCTCCATCATCCGATCCAATATGCTCGAGAAGCGCGATGAGTTCTGGTTCGTAGCCGCATTCGCCTTCGTCCACACCGCACCTCTCGACGATGTCCTCGCCGTCGATTCCGACCCGGTCGCCTTCAACAAAGCCGTGCGCAAATGGCAGATCGAGAACATCGCCGACCTCGAGGAGCAAAACGAACTCTCCCGCCTGGTCTCCGCCGCCTGGGACAAGGTCAATGCCAGCGAAACCCGCGCGCAGCACGCCTCCGCGCCCACCGGCTCGAGCGGGGGAAAGTAGCCTCCCCCAACTGGCTTGCATCCTATGTCTACCGCCTCGCCAGCGTCACCGGTTGGGGGTTCCAAGAAATCATGTGGGAGATCCCCTACGCGGCCGGGCTCCAAATCCTGGACGCCGATTCATTCAGTCGCGGCATACCTCGCGTTTATCTGCGCGACGATCCATCGGCGGTTTTTGACTCCCTCGCAGCCATAGAAAGCGTGTTCCAAAAACTCTGATTCCATGCCAATCACCGTCAATGCCGACAACCTCACCAGCGTGCTGCTGCAATACGCCACGCTGACCGGCAAGGGCATCCCAGAACTCATGCGTTCAAACGCCCGTCTTTGCGCGGTCGAACTCGCCAACCGCACACAGCCTTTCAGCGTCGGCAAAGCCTCTGAAGCTGGAGCAAAAGCAAAGATCGCAGGCGAGACGCGCACGGCCAACGACATCGGCTTT